AAAAGAACAAATGAACAATGGTTCTTGTAATATTTTAACCAAACGTTTTAGTCCGGACGTTTCATCATTATCTATTGCTAATTTGAAAAAAATTGTTGAATTACATGGTAACCATAGTTCAGGTCTTGGTTTTAAAAAATCAAAACAAAATAGGAAAACAAAACGAAAATCAAAATCAAATCGGAAAACTTATCAAAATCGAAAAACCAAAAAGCGCAAACACGCAAAATAAAAAAAGTGAAATAAAATTAACGGTTATATCATGTTATATAAAAGTAAATAAAATGATATTCTTTTCGGAAAATATTAAAAATAAAATTGTGGACGAAACTCCCGTCGATGAAATCATGGATAAGCTCGACGAGTTTAAAAATGATGTAGAAATGATATTTACCTATTTCAACTACGGCTCGATTGGAATAGATTATATTCAAAATTTGTTAAATTATGAAAGTAATAGGATAGCATTTTACTGCACCGAAGATAAATTTGTTATCCGTTCGTGTCCGTCGTGTATGATATATTCAAAACAAAATAAAAAAAACAGCGACACAATTATGTATTATATTATGGTTATAAGCACAGACAAAGAATTTAGAGGCAAAGGCTATGCCACTGCGTTGCTAAATGGGTTTGTAGAAAAGGTAAAGGAAGAGACGCAACACTCAAACAAAAAGGTCAAGATTGTATTAAGTTCGCTCGACGAAGTAGTGTCCTATTATCAGAAATATGGTTTTGAAGCAGTTGATTGCTCATTTGAAAATTATCCGTATTTCAAATGCTTTGAAAAATATGATGAAGACAAAATATATACAGTTATGGAGTTTAACGTAAAATAATTCAATGGTTTTTAAGTGTGTTCAAGGTTTTACTATAGCCGACATGTGCGCAAACCGCACCAACAAAAAGAAAATAATCGCAAGACATATTGCTATAAAAGGGTTGTACATTCCTGACAAAATAACTAGCCCTATTAAAATAAAATTGCCTAAAATAGTATTAAAAAGGCTAACAAACAATGCCGGAATAGCAAATACAACAAGCCATATAACAACCAAAATCGCGATAAAACCAATAACAATGTCGGCATTTTTTTCTGAAAAAAAGTTGGAAATAGAATTCATAGTCATACTAATATAACAAAAGACAAAACAAAATAACTTAATTAAATCTAAACGCCAGTAGACCCAATGCCGCCAGCACCCCTACTAGTGTTAGGTCCAAGTTCTTCAATATTGTCTACAACTTCGACAAAAATAGGCATCAAACTGGGTGCGCAAATCTGAAGCAATCGACTAAAAAGTTCAGATGTGTAGTCATCATCTGGTCCACCATTACAATCAAACATTCCAATTAGATTGCCTCTGTATCCAGCATCAATAATTCCAGTAGCATTCGCAAGTCGTAAAGGTGTCTTTGACAAACTTGAACGTGGGTGTGTATAAAATCCGGTAAAATAGCTTCTAGAATTGGAATCAATGTCTCTGTTTAAAAAATGAATTTTAGCAGCGCACTTGATTCTGAAGTCGACCTTATTGACTTGACCAGGAATAAAAACCGTATTCGATGGAAGCAATAAGTCAAATCCAGCGTCAAAAAAATGCGGGTCCGAAGCAATCTTTTGATTATGAATAGAAACGCACGATTTATATGTTTCTTTTAAAGCTGACGCCGAAGCAGTACTACTACTATGATCAATATATATTTTCAGCAACATAAATCGGTCATGGTCGGTATTATATGTAAACGAGTTTAAAAAGTTGTTGAAATTAATCATTTCTTCATTGCTACTGCTATTAGAAAAAAACGTCGACATTATGTGTTTTAGATAATACATACTAACAAATAGTCTTTAAATTCTTACAATATAATCTTAGATTTTATATTTACATCTATATATTACAAAACTTAGAAACCATATTAAAACAATCGCTGCTATTAACATCAATTCTTGTCACATTAGCGCGACATAACGCACACGAAACCGGTTTTTTATTCGAAGAATGATTTTCCAATGTCTTTGTAACACATTCGCCGCAAAACTGGTGGTAACAATTCAACTTAACTAAATCACTTATCTTAACATCATCGCGCATACAAATACAGCAGTCATTAACATCGTTATCTATATTGTTTGAAACCGGATTAAGATAAGGAATAATATTGTACTTCTTTTCTAAGCTATTGACATTATTTATAGAATCAGTATTTGAAGCAACCGCATTAAAATCAGACTCAAGATTTCTAACCTGTTCAACGATACTATTTAGAACATGATTATAATACACATACAAAATATGGGCATATTGTAGTTTGTTAATACCACTAGTAGGTGCTTCAGTACAAGTAACTGATAGAACACGCAATTCTCTATACGTACATCTGTCATTAATATATGAAACAAATCGTGCCTCTGTTTCTTGATCATTTAATTCCAATTCGACACTTTGCTCAAGAATAGTATAATAATAATAGGCCATGTTTTGCTGAAGAATTATTATTAATGGGCTGTCGCAGAAGCGAATGGTGTGATTTCTACCGCAACAGAAGGAGCAATTGTTTTCCATTTTTAAAATTCTTTAATATAATCTTTAATATAATCTTTAATATAATCCAATATATGTAACCATTATAACTTCAATTTTTTTACAATCTTTGATAAAGACATATTATAGAAACACCTTTATAGAAACACCTTTTAAAAGAAATACCTTTTAAAAGGAAACAAAAAAATTGAAGAAACAATCAACTAATAAAATAAAACATATATAATAAAACAAATAAACAATAAATGACTAATACCAATCCCAATCCTAGCCTATGTATCCCGCGCATTTTTGACAACGTAAATAGACGCGATATCCAAAACATATTTGATAAATTAGACCTAGGCAAAATAAGCCGGATTGATGTTATTGAGCGCAAAACTGAAAAAGGACAAAGTTATAAACGCGCATTCATTCATTTCTACAATTGGTATACAAATGATAATTCAGAGTTTGTTAGAAACCGAATCATGTCAGGCAAGGATATAAAAATAGTACACAATGAGCCGTGGTTTTGGAAGGTATCGGCAAATAAATGGGATTTAAACAAAGTATAAAACAAGGTATAAAACAAGGTATAAGTTCCATTTTAAAAATAAAAATACAAGTAAAAATAAATGTCAAAGTATTTTTCTTTAAATTTTAAAACAAAAAACGTCGAAATAACTCAAACAGGGAAATATAGTTACAAATTAAGCATTCAAGGCAATGACAAAACAAATATGTTATATTCTTCCATTTTAAAAACAGATATACTAACAAATTCATTTTATAATTCAACAGACAAATCGCTGTATTTTACAGCCGAAACAGTTACCACCTTAAAAGATTTTAAAAAGGACCTTTTTTTATCAGAAGCAAAATGTATTCGAATGATAGACACATTAACACGACAAATAAAATATCTAGAAAAGGTTAGATACGCGTTTTATGGTCACAACATAGATGACATACTTGTTGTAAACGGCGACATATTTATCAACATCAATCCGAACACATTACTGCCAATAAAAGACAATCAAATCAGTTTTCTAACTCCATTTATTAAAACGCAATTTATGAGCACAGAAATAAGCATTATTACATCATTGCCTTCTAAAATTCATTATCAATCAAGCTATTATAGTTTAGCAGCACTTGTAATATATTGTTTGTTGAATAAAGAACTTCAAACAAAGGTAGAAACAAAAGTAGAAGACTTAGAACGCCTTTTGAAACCTATTTTTTATACAAAAATATATTGGTTTTTAAAGCGATGTTTACACAAAAGAATACTATTATTGATATAATTATTGATATAATTATTGATATAATTATCTTTGTTTAACATATATGTCAATCGCAACTTTAAAGAAAAAAACCACAAATTACATGTCGTCGGCCACGAAACGTTCAGGTAAGCCGCCCGGTGGTTACTGGGTTACTCAGGGTCCCTATGGTCGACCCACTTCATTAACATCGGTAATGTATACTGACGCAATTACTCATTATGGACCATCCGGATTCTCGCTACAAGGCGCTCATCGCTCTATTTCAGTAGGAAAAGATATGAAGTTTAGTCAACAGGGAACAAGATACAAGGGCATTCATGCTATTGGAAATGGAGGCCACGGTGGTCAATATTACGTGGCCGAACCAGTCCTTAATGCTGGCGAAGGAATTGTCACAGTTACAGGAAACCAATGGGAATTCATAAAACCGTCTGTGTTATCTACCAATGGAATGTTGAAGAAGAGATTTAGATGGATAAATTCAGGGCAATACCCAAGCAATTGGGTTCAGCCGAATTATACTGGAAACCAAACAGACAGCGCTAGTCAGGGTCTCTATATACAACAGCTAAGTGCGGCAAGTGATTGTGTTGTTGATGTAAATGACCAAGACAAATATGTAGACAATATTATAGCATGTAGTTCAACATTGTGTAACTCAACCCCTGCTCGTGGATTTAAAATGAATATAATGCAGTCGAATGCCGCCTATACAAAGACCATTAAACAACCACAAGATTCGAGTCAACACACATTACACATTCAACGCAAATGCGCAAACCCGAGTCCGGCACAAAAACCGTTCCCCTACAGGGTCCAAACCGGCACAGGTATTCTAACGGGCGGCACAAGTGTAGTCAGTGTAGGTAATGCTTGTAATACATCGAATACGACACTCGTGCCGCCTGAGTGGTATTCTGCTGCGAAACCTGGCACACAATAAACCCAAATTAAAATCAAATTAAAATCAAATTAAAATCACATTAAAACAAAATAATATAATAGAATATATTAATAACCTATGATTTATAGTAAAAGACACAAATCAAATTTAAGAAAACATAAAAAAACAAAACGAAACATAAAACATGAAAATGTAATGACCAACAAGAAAAATGATTATGAAAATATTATTAGTTCCATAGATATATTTAATTATGCTACCGAGTCAGACCAAGCATTCAAGTCTAAGAAAGAAGTTAATGAAAAATTAGAGAAAAATATTAAATTATTAAAAAAATCAATAGATGATTATATTCAAAAGAGAAGTGAAAATATAAATAATGCGATGGTATTAGAATAAAGAATTATATTGACGATAATAATATAATTATTAAAACAACTTAAAGACAATTCAAATACTAATATGTTAGGGTTACAGCAATCCAATAAGATTTTTCTAATTATAAAATTTTTGTATAAAAATTAAATGAGAATTCCTAACCGCATCCTTTTAAATTAAGAAACCGAATAAGTAACCAAAAATAAAACCGACTTTAGCTCAGTTGGTAGAGCGTTTGACTGTAGATGTCATAACTTCTGTGAAAAAAAAGTAATCAAACTGTCGCTGGTTCGATTCCGGCAAGTCGGAAATAATACAATAATTTATATATTTTTAAAAATTATATAAATCATAAAATAAAACCATAAAATATCTATTTATTAGAATTAGTATCAGTATTATCAATATCATACAATATTCGGTAATCATCGTAATATAATTTTTTGCTGTTATGGATTGCCGCATTGGATTTGCTATTATAATTCGCAAACGGGTCCATTAAATTACGAATAAAATCATTCATCTTTTCAGGATCCCCGCCATTTTTATCACTGCTTGTATAAAAAAAACTCGTTCGCTTTTCATCGGCATCTTTAATCTCCTTATGAAACATTTGGTCTATTATAGAGAATGCGGATTTGAGTAATATAATGTCTTGTAATAAGTCACGTTTTCGCTCAAACAATTTAATAACAATCCGAGCAATTGCCTTTATTTTATCTTTATTTTCACCACACGTGCTTTCACCTTCATACATATTTTTCAGATTAATAAAATAACGTATTTCATTTTTAACATTGGTCATGTCCGTTATTGATTTCTTACGTTGGTCGTCAATCCGCTTGATAACTGAGAAAATATTTGTATTGTAAATGACCGGATATCGCAGCCGCACTTTGCGCGGAATAAGAAACTGATTTGTCTCCTTTATTTCGGCAATCTTTTTCTCAACGTCATCTAATTTCTGCTTCATCTCCTTTTCTATTTCGATACGCTTTTCATCAATCTGCTTCTTAAGAGCAATTTGAATATCGTTATCATTACACTTTTTATTGTCATATTCATATTCTAAACGCTGTAAATCATTATATCGGAACAATAATACGGAACCGGATGTGAATTCGACAGTGCTTTGTAATTTATCATATTGATGTGCCGATATTTTATGCGCTTCTGATGCAGCGTCCAATTTCAAATAATTGACAATTGCTAATAAACAGGAAATGAGTGCATTTAATGAAGCAATAAAAATAGCCCCCCATTTATAAGTTGTAATAAATGACGTCAGCACGGTAGCAGCACTAGATAGCAAAATGGCAGGCATCATATACATATTTAAATGCGTTTCACAGAAGAATTTAGATTCCACATAAATAACCTTGTGTCCCTTCAAGTAGCTGGCTAATATATCAAGAGCACTGCTGTATTTATGATTTATATCAAAATATGCTTTGTCAATACGGTATTCAACATCCTTGTAGTCTAATTTTCGAAACGAATCTTTACCAAAACTTTTACTATTTTTTATATCATTATGTAAGTTACTACTTATACTATTAACAGAAAGCGTAATCAAGTTTTCATCTTCAGACTGATAATTATTTTCATCCGACCCTGTGTCATCATAATCAAAAATAATACCTTGTTCCATTTTATCTATATGTGTATCTATGTCAGTATTTTGTATTATATTTTTCTTTTTTAGTAATTCAGACACCGTATTTGTTTCATCTGTTACTAAATTTATATTACTCATATTTATATTTCAACTAGTATATTATATATTTATATTATATGACTTCTATAAGAACTAAAACAAAGAAAAACAGGAGTTTAAAAGGCTGGTCTAAAATTAGTCCAGGTACAAGCGCTAGAACGGTTATGCTTCATAAGTGTGGTAAAAAATGCTTCTTAGGGCCACATAAATCGTTTCCAATTTGCGCAAAAAACACGTGTAAAATAAATAAAAAGGGTGTTTATGCGGCTTACATACGTGCTAGGGAATATTCTACAATTAAAGGCACACAACAATATAGGCGAATAGCATCACGAGCAAAACATATGCTTTAAAAAATAGAATTAAAAATATTCATCTAATATAATACAATAACTAACAAATAAAATGAATAAAAATATATCATTTTCTCAATATAAGGAAATATATTTATCACAAAATCAAGAAAATGATATTATAAATTTAAAAGACAATACAAAATCAAGCTGGGGATTTTACACAAATATAGAAGCAATGGAACCAATACCGCAAGTAATAAATAGGAGCTTAACCACAAATTTAGATATAGACATAAATGAAATCAATGATTCAATGATGGATTACAATAGAGACACATATATAAACACAGAGACATATAATTACAAATATTTGTTAAAAATTATACCAATTTGTGTGATAGTATTCTGTATTATATAACAGATACCGCATTTGGTTTATATGGAACCATATTATCACAAATTGTCGTCACTTGTAAAACAAATGAGAAATCAACGGAATGTAAATCAACCATGATACCATCCATATTAAGCATTTTAATACTTATTTTTCCAATATCTACTGGCGAATTATAATTTCTTGTTTTATAAATAAAATTCGAATTGTTGTCAAAACTTGATATGTATTTGGGTGTCGTCATTGGTAACACAGCAATAATATTTTTGCTTAACAAATATGTAGGTAACACACCATAGGTGGTTTCATTCTGATAATCATTAAAATCATTTAATTCGAAGTAATAGTAGTCTTGTAATGTATCGTCAAATGGAGCCTCACATGTATAAGACTTGGCACCAATGTATTCTATTTGCCGAAACCCCATTAAATACCCCATTGTCGTAAAATAATCGGACGGTTTAATCTTCTTTTTAATATCACTGTTATCATAATTTGCATTTATTGAGTGTGTAAAATCAAATTCGGTACAATCGTATAATGTGTCAATCGATAGCGATTTTTTTAGAATATTTATTTTGAATGTATTTGTACTATTTGTAATATTCAAGGTATTTGAATTATTATTTACTGTAACCGTAAAACGGTTTGGATTAGAGCCAATTACTTGTTCATTGATTGCCTTTTCCAATGCTGGAGCAAATGTTTGTATATTATAATTACCAGCCGGTATACTAACAATTGCGTTTAGTCCCGTTATATCTTCATAAATATACAACTGATTTGTTCCCTTGGCATTCGAAAACGTATTTGCTACATTCGGCACTTGTATTCCAGCAAGACTAATTGCTATGACGTTTTTTATTTTATTTGGTAATGTAAATGAGCAATTCGCAGATGATGTTCTGAAATAATTATCTCTAAAACGTGTATTAAATATATAATTAGATACATTGGTTGTAATATTATATCCGTTTACTGTATTCGAAGGGATTGATTGTGTTTGTAATGCTGGATGATTGGATGCCGGGTTAATTATTTTGCCAACATTATTAAATGAATGAGGTAAATTACTGGGAATATTAGATTGATTTGTAATATCCGCGTCGATTGATTCGTCAATCGTGGATGGCGTGGAAATATGATTTGCAAAACTAGAAAGGTCATCGGGTTGTCTTGTTCTATTTATAGGTTTCCGCGTTGTTATTTTTCCAACCAAAATCTGTTTCCCAGTCTTAATAAATTGGACAATTTCGTTCCGATAAACAACATCCGAGTTTTTATAAACTTTCAATATGGAATTAATTAATTCTCCTTCTTTATTATCTAAATCGTCTGCCGAATAATGGTCATCCAATTTAAAAAACTGAATTAACTCACCAATTGTGTAATTATTAATGTCCAAATCAAATGAATTCATTTATATTTATATTATATTCTTTAATAAAAAATATAATATTAAACCTGTTTAACAACCAAATTTCATGTAATCAGTGAAATTCTCTATGCCACAGGGAGTTTTTCCAAACAGAGCACCAACAGGGTCTACCGTATTTGTCCAATTTAGCGGGACTGTTGATTCTGTATCAATAGACACTGCGCTCATACAAGCAGTACAACTATCTATATTTGAACAAGGGAACCCATTGATTAATGTACATACATTTTTAAGGTCCATCTTGGAATACAGACCAGCAACTAAACCGGTTTTATTGAATGACACTAACTTATTATTTACTAAATAGTTGTAGCCGTTTCTTTTACTACCCAAACACTTATTTGGTGTATTACAGTAAGCCAGGCGCGATTTTTTTAAAGTAATGTAGTCACTTTGAAAAGACAGTGAGTTTGTTCGCAAACCGCCAAAAGTAGGTTTCGCTGGTATTATTTTAAATGTATGTGCCATTTATATAATAACAATAATTTTATTTTATAAGTTTTTTAGTCTTATTATTTGTATTTTTATTTTTATTTCTAGTCTTTGTATTTCTTGTTCTATTCATAGTCTTTGTATTTTTTGTTGTATTGAAATTCATTATTTTTTGTAAATTTAAATGCTCAATAAAGCCAATTTTAAGGAACTGTCTACTTGTTTTACATGCAAGTGCTAGTAATTTATAATGGTCGCTTTTCAAAAAGGCCTCTAAATGCCTGCCTTGTGTAACAGTTTGAAACGGAATATAAAATGTATTTGGTCCCACACCATATTTTCCAGTATAATCCATCTCAAATTCTAAATTTGGTGAAATCGCAAATATAACTGCTTTTTTTATATTTAATCCGGACGCCAATTCCAATTTGTTAGTTCGTATCTTTTTTGAACTGGTATAAATCAAGGGATATGTTGAGCCATTGTACAAAGACAATTGTTTGCCGCGATTGTAAACCGCATTGTTTTTTGTAGAAGAAATATATTTTTTAATAAGTTTTTCAACATAGGGTGTCCAATTGCGCACCGGATTGACAGGCCGGTCGAGTAGCTGTGTTGTAAAAACGACCGTATTCTTTTTATCCTTATTTATATTATCTTTTTGTTCGATTACCGTGTTTGTCTGTCTCTTAACCACTGATTTACGCATCAGAAAATAGCAAATATATTGCTGTATCCCTTTAAAATAAGATTGTATGTCTGAATTAAAACTGACAAACTGGACATCGTGTTTAATCAACTCATTGTAGCCAACATTTCCGTTTCCACTGAGCATATTATCTGGTACTAAAAAGGATAAATATCCATCATCTTTTAATATGGAAAGTG